CAGAGAAATCAGCAATACCATGTATGGAGCAGCCAAGACGATGTTAAAAGGTTGTCAAAAGAAATTAGAACGTGCGGAAGCGGATAGGGATGGATGGAGAGAAGCGTATAAACAAGAAGCGGAACTGAATGATATGTTAGCGCTCAGTTTGACGAACAACCCAATCGTGCCGCCTATGCATGTGTAGCTCAACTTTGGTTAACCGTTATGACCAGGGGTTGTATTTTAAGTTCGACTTGAATAAGACTGACAAGGAGTGAGTGGGATGGATAAAAAACCTGAATCGTTATTAAAAGCTGTATCTCATGAAGGTGACGATATCAACACATTAACAGCAGGTACAATAATCACTAGTGAGCAACCTTTAGAAGATGATAATACAATCCGGCTTATTCAATCCTTTTATGAGAATAGGAGAGGTTAACATGGATAAACAACTATTACAAGACATCGCTAATATGAGTGACGAAGAACTAATTCAGTTTAGAAATGGAATTAAGATTGGATTAGCAAACAATGTAGGTGTACCGGAAAGAACAGATGGATACGCAATTATTACAAATGGACTTTACTGGAATGAAGATAAAATCAGTACAGCTTCACTTGATTTGATTTCAAAAGAAGTTGAAAAGAAGATGATTGAAGCGATTAAGAAATCCGGTTTGAAACGAGGATGCCGTTCATAATGAGCGGTTTATTCTTTGTCTATACAACATTGAGTAAGCCTTTAGGTGTATGGAAGCGCGCACCTTGTCTAAAGCGTTGGTGTTGTATCGAGAGAGAATAAACATAAGGGGTGATATGAGTGAATGAAAAGAAAGAAATCCTTGAGTTTATTGAAAAAGTAACTGAACTTGAAAAAGAAACAGGATTAGTAATTATAGATGTCCCTTATATGGGTGTGTGTATAAGAAATAAAACAGGTACTAAAACTTATGACTTTGAAGGAAATGAAGTATAAGGGAGTGGAGAAGATGGGAGACATCAATCATGAACAGTTATTAAAAGATGTGAAAGACTTACGTGAAGATTTCGGGATAGAGTTACCTGAATTAGAACGAGTAATTAAAGAGCATAAAGAATTCGTATCTAAAATAAAGATAAATAACTCATCAACTGAATTGCCAATAGGTAGAGAACGTCCAAGAGATATAAACTATTACAACCTTAGTGAAGATAAAGAATAAATACATAAACAAATACGAATAACGGGGGATGAAGGTGATGACATAATGAATTGGGATGCAATACGCAAAGAGTATGAAAGCAGTGATATTACACTCAAGGCATTAGCAGAGAAACATGAGATTAAGCTAGGGACATTGAAGAGCAGGAAGAGTCGTGAGGGATGGGAGAGGGATGCAACCGCAACCCAAAAGAAAGTTGCAACCCCTAAAAAGGATGCAACCCTTAAGAAACCTATTAAAGAGGTCTTTGTCGAGTCGGATGAGTTAACCGATAAGCAAAGGCTTTTTTGTTTGTACTATGTGAAAACGTTTAATGCGACTCAATCAGCTATAAAGGCGGGATACTCTCCTGACACCGCTCATGTACAAGGGCCACGACTGTTAGGCAATGTTAGAGTTAAGACAGAATTGACAAGGATTAAGGCAGAATTAGCCAATGATATCTACGTTGAAGCGAAGGACGTATTAAGCAAGTGGGTGAAGATAGCCTTCTCAGACATTACAGACTTCCTCACATTCGGACGAAAGGATGTAGAGGTGGGACAAGATGAGAATGGAGATCCAATCACCGCTGAAGTGAACTACGTGGATTTCAAAGACTCTCACATGATTGACGGAACACTGATATCTGAAGTGAAGCAAGGGAGAGACGGGGTATCAATCAAGATGCTGGACAAAGAGAAGGCGCTTGATAAGTTGTCTACGTACTTTGACTTGGTCCCTGATACCTTTAAACGTCAGATAGAAGAAGAGAAGTTGAAACTCGCACAAGCTAAAGCGGGCAGTAATGACGGTGATACCCAAGAGAATGAAATTGCAGACATGCTAAGAAAGATGGTTGATCGCGATGGAGCTTAATCCTAAACAACAAGAAGTATGGGATTCATTCATCGAAGAGAACCCGAAAATCTTAATATGTAGCGGAGCAAAGAGGGCAGGAAAAACATTCGTGCTTATTTTGTTGTTTCTAGCCCATGTAAGCAAGTTCAAAGGGCAAGGGTTATCATTCATCATTGGAGGGGCTACACAGTCCACGATACGCCGTAACGTGCTTGATGATTGCGAGAAGATACTAGGTAAGTCACTCAAGTTAGATAAATCAAATGCGGTTGAGATATTCGGAAACAAAGTGTACTGCTTCGGTGGTTCGAATTCAGATTCATGGAAACAAGCCCGTGGTTTTACCGCTGCTGGTGCGTTGCTGAATGAAGCAACCGCTTTACATGACATGTTTGTGAAAGAGGTTATCTCACGTTGTTCATACCAGGATGCACGTATCTTAATGGATACCAACCCTGAGAACCCTAGCCATTCGGTTAAGACAGATTACATTGATAACGATGGACAAATGCTCGATAGCGGGCGTGTAAATATCCGCTCCTTTCATTTCTCGTTATTTGATAACATCTTCTTAGATCCTGAATATGTGGAAAGTATTGTAGCTGCTACACCAAGCGGGATGTTCTTCGATAGAGATATTGAAGGGTTTTGGGTATCCGCTCAAGGTGTGGTGTACAAGGACTTCAAAAAGGACAAGCATTATATTCATTCGAAGGATTTAGCGGGTGTGAACTTCAAACGTTACTTTGGTGGTGTCGATTGGGGCTATGAGCATTATGGTTCTATTGTAGTTATTGGTGAAGATGACAAAGGGTGCTTCTATTTACTTGAAGAACACGCTAGACAACATGAAGAGATTGACTTTTGGGTGAGTGTTGCAAAAGGAATTAAAGAGCGTTATGGACGCATTAACTTCTATTGTGACACCGCTAGGCCTGAGTATGTCAAACGATTCAAGCGAGAAGGGTTATATGCTAAGAACGCAGATAAAGCGGTGTTATCCGGTATTGAGGAAGTAGCCAAGCTTATTAAAACAGATAAGTTGAAAATCGTTCGTGATAAAGTCGAGCGGTTTGACAAAGAGATTTACATGTATGCCTGGAATGAACGTACAGGCGAACCTATTAAGCTATGGGACGATGTACTAGATTCATTGCGGTATGCCTTATATACACATAACAAACCAACAGGCGTTGGGATTAGCGGTAAAAACGCATTTACAAGATAAAGGGAGTAGGTGAACACATGATAGATTGGAAAGAATGGACCAAACAAACCATTGCTTCAATGCACGGGGATATCTATTTATACCGTGATATCTACAAAGGGAAACATGCCAAACACTTCGAACGAGCAAGACAACTGATTGAAAAAGGTGAAGTCATCGATCATACAAGCGATAAAGTATTAGGTCCAGGTGTACCGGTAAACATTCGCACACCGTATATCGTGATGAATATCTCAAAACTAATCGTAGATACACCCGCTATTCTCATTTCTCGCTCCATCGGAAAGATTTCATCTTCTATTCCTAGTGATGAAGAACAGAACGATGCAGCAACAGCGGAAGCAAAGGAAATTGTGGATGGTACAGGGGAATTCGATGATCTACAGAACGAAACCATTCGTCAAATTGAAAAGAATAGTAAGTTAACACTAAAACATAAACGTAACATTGTTCAGCATCAGCTTGATGGTGGGCTAGTTGGTGTGCCTGTTGATGATGATAAGGGCTTGCGTATCGAATTTAAAGCGCGTGATGTGTATTATCCACATGAGGATGGTATGGGCGCTGATTTAGCCTATTACAAAAAGGTGGGCGAAAAGGAATACTTACATGTGTACCGCGAACGTACAGATGGGGTGAATCTGAATACAGAGAACATGTTGTATGAATTAGTAGGCGGTCAATTAACACGTACTGATGATGCAACCGCTAGAGAGATCCTTAAAATGAGTCAATTGAAAAAGGATTATCCAAAGCGTTCACAGCTGTTCATTCAGTATCTACCAAACGATGAGACATTCATGGATGAGTTAGGGGTATCCGCTTTAGAGGGGCAACTTGCTCACCAGGATGAAATCAATTGGCGCTTAACACGCAACGGGTTAGTGTTCGAACGTAACTCAACACCACGCCTAGCGGTTACATCAGATATCTTTGCCGCTTTACAAGATGCTGCAGAAGATAAATTCGGCGAACAAGGCCGTGGGTTTATCGATCATGAAATGCTTGAGATTGTAACGATGGACGAAAACGGAAGGTCGATGGAAGTCATTCAGGTTGATGTGAAAAACATCGGCGGTGTCGAATGGGCTGATACGTTAATTCGTGAAATGTTAGTGGCTACCAATACGAGCCAAAAGGCCATCGACTACTTCTCAGGTGATGCAGCCAATAACGCAGTGAGTGGAGTTGCGAAGTTCTATGATCTATTTGTATCCATCGTAAAAGCGGAACATATCCAAAGTAAATACGTGTACTTTTTAAAACAACTGTTTGAAGGGTGCATGTGGTTAGCAAACCAACGAACAAAAGGATCTGTACAAGTTGAAGAACCGGAAATCGCATTGAACGAAATGGTTCCTGTGACACGTACAGACTTAATCGCTGAAAACCTTCCGGCTTTTGAAGCAGGGGCAATGTCCATTGAAACATTCGTGAGACGTACAAACCCTTATGCATCAGAAGAGTGGATTATGTCCGAGATTGAACGGATTGAAATGGAGAAGACAAGTGTGGATAGCACGGGTACTCCTTCACTTGATACGTTAAATGACAACCGCGATGAAAACGGTGATCCGATTGTAGATGATGAAGAATGAATAGCGAACAACTAATAGCGTATTTCACTCAAGTGATTCAGTCTATCATGAAACGAATTGGTGGAGCTTCTAACTTAATGGAAGACAAGAGCGCTCAGAATCTAATTACAGCGATTTTAAATGATTTAGATACTCTAGGTATTAAATCAAATGAAGTGATGCCTACAGAGCT